ACCGAGCGGAACGTAGAAGGTCGTGGATGGGACGCCTACTGCGTGAGCGCTACGGTAGCTGACCCAAACAATTTGCCTCCACTTCTTGCATAATCACAAAGTCAAGTGATAATGTAGGAAGATCTTTATTCGTGGCCCTTAACGGGCAGGCCATGAACTTATCCTTAGCCCGAAGAAAAGGTTACCGAAGCATGCAGAACTCTGAGATTGCACAGTTGCAATCCGAAGCCACCGCCCTTAAGGCTCGTGCTTCGGAACTCGTTAACAAGCAAGGTCACACCGTTGACGAGGTGGCCGAAATGGGTCGGGCGACAGCTCGCCTGGGCGAAATCAATGAAGCTGTGACCAAGGCCACAGAACGCGAAAACACCGTGGCCATTTTGAAAGCCAGCATCGAGCAGAACGATCAGTGGGCTGGACAGGTTCCTGCCTCCAATCGCCCTGGTCACGTTTACGATGTGAAGTCCACTCCTGCTGGCGGGCATTACCCACAGCCTGGCATGGTTCACCCCGGTCTGGCCAACAAGGCTTACCGACCTGAGATCGAGCCAAAAGGCGAAACCGTCGAGGCATATCTGGCGGAAGGCTATTCGCTCGACACGATTGAAAAGGCTTGTACGCCAGCTTACAAACGCGAGATCTTGAAGTTCATGCGATCTGGTGGCCGCGATTATGCAGGCGCTGGCGACATGGTCCGTAAAGCCTTCACGGAAGGTGTTGCTGCTGGCACGGCTGGTGGTGGTGCGGCTCTGGTCCCAGTCCAGTGGTCCGAGCTGATCATGACGCCTCCACAGGCGGGCATGCTCCAGGACGCTGTTCGGACCATCCCGACAACCACCCTGACGACTCGTTTCCCACGGGTCAAGACGACTGACAACAAGTATCCAGCCTATCCTGTTACGGTCTCGTGGGGCGGTGAAACTCCATCCAGCCCGACCGATCAAGGATCGAATATGACTGTCGAGCAAATCGACATCAACGTTAATGAAGTCTGGGCCTATGGCCTATTCTCGATCAGTCTTTTGGAAGACAACGCTTACGGTCTTTCCACACTGATTCCCGACATCTTCCAAAAGTCGCTGGCTGTGGCCACTGACCTCGCCATCATCTCCGGTTCTGGTTCCAGCCAGCCTTATGGCCTGACCGAATCGAGTGTTGTCACTCAGATCACTGCGACCACGACAGGCGCTGTGATCACGTACCAAGACCTTATCAACATGTTCTACCAGACCCCTCAGCAGTTCAGAACTGAAGGTGCCTGGTTGATGAACTCAGCCACGCTGGGCGCGATTGCTGGACTGGTTGACGGTCAGTCTCGCCCTCTGTTCCTGCCAAACTACGGCTTCATCGGTGCCACACCTGGTGGTGGAACCACATGGGCCAACGGAAGCCTTTTGGGCCGACCGATCATCATCAGCGAGAACGTCCCGAGCCTGTCGGCTACGGCTGGCACACTGCCTCTGTACTATGCTGACTGGAAGTCCGCCTACTACATGCTCGACCGCGTCTCTCCGACGATCAAGGTCAATGATCAACCCGCATACAAGAACGGCTCCTACGAGTTTGTGCTTCGCGCTCGTCGTGGTGGTCGTGTGGTTCAGCCTAACGCAATCCGCGTGCTGAAGAGCAAGTAAGCCCCGCAGGGGATGGGTCATGATTCTCCCAAGAGTGGCCCATCCCATCTTTTTATCCGTCAGGCGATTATTATGGCGATCAGCCCGCAAGTCACTTACATGTACCCACAATTGGCCAACCTGGCCCCGGGTCCACTTCAGGCTTTGGCAAACGCGGCTGAGACTTATCTGGTTCAAGCCTTAGGCCGAGAGATTTCACCAGGCACAAAAACGCAAACGTTCACGGGCAAGAATCAAACTTATTTATGGCTGACTGCGACGCCAGTTTCCGCAGTCACTTCCGTGGTCTGCAACAACAACGCACAAGACCTGACATCCCTGCACTGGGACGCTGACGGAAGACTGACCAGACAAAACAACGGTTTCTGGAATCAGCTTCTTGGATGGGATCCCGGCATCTCAAACATCGTGGTGACCTACACGAGCGCCGGTCTCGATCAAAACACACAGGACATGCTGATCGGTGCGGTGATGACATGGATGCTCGACATGCAAAACAAGTCTTCCGTCGCGTCCAGTGAGTCCATCGGCGATTACAGCTACACGCTCAACACGGCCTTCATGAAGGGCCTGCCACCTTACATTTCCACCCTGATCCAACCTTATCGCGTTTACTCCGCAGGGTGATGCTATGGCAGACAATATCAAGATTTCGTGGAAGGGTGACCAGTACATGGCTCAGGTGCTTCGGAACCTGACCAACGCGGTTGACAGGTCCGCTGAATGGGTGCGAACCGCTACGATGAAATCTCTGAGCGGAGCCGGTCAAAAAGGCAAAGGTCTGGCCAAGCTCAACAAAGTCTCTAAAAAGATGAGCGAAGACGAAAACAACGCTGCCAAGATCGCTCGTGGCGAAGCTCTGATGGGTAAGTCCATCAAGCAGTTCAAGAGCAAGTCTGGCAAGCTCAACGTTCGTCATGGTGGCAGCTTTAGCCACACAGACAAGTCAGGCAAAGTCGAGAATTACACTGGCGTCTACTGGTATGGCGAACCGGTCAATAAGTGGGTTCAAGCCTCAAAGCGTGGAACTCCTCCGAATCGACAGAGCGGAGATCTGCGAGAGTCCATAGATTACCAGAAATACAACGACGGTTTATCTGTCAAGGTCGGCCCAAAAGACGAACTGGTTTACGCCAGACGACAGGAGCTGGGTGGACCAGGTTCATTCCCGGCTCGTCCATACCTGAGACCTTCGTTCTTGTCAGTCAAACCCAAGATTCTCAACGAGATCGAAAAAGCTGTGCGAAAGGCAGGCCTGTGATGAGCCTACCCGCAGCCCTGCTGAATTCCTCAGCGACGATCTACGCAGAAAACACCACCAAAGGGTCTATGGGTCAACCACTGCAAAGCCTTTCCGTCATTGGAAGGACGAAGTGCCGGTGCGACTTTAAATCGCAGTCCCAAGACGGTCCGCTTCACGAACAAACTGCCGAAACCTACAAGGTCTATCTGCCAGGCGTTTGGCTATTGACAACAGACAACTGGATCAAAGTCGTCACACCTTCAGGCAGGAACATGACAGGTCAGGTAACCACCTCATCTGATGCTGGTGGCCTTGGCCATCACACAGCAGTCACTATCGTTTGCCGCAAACCGGCACCGAGTGTGACCGCATGAGCCTGAACGTTCCTGCACTGATTCAAAACTTCTGGTCAGCTCAATCCGGTCTCCCCGAGTTGTGGCTGGAGTATGGTCCAGAACCATTCCTCCCACCATTTGCAGTCTTGGAAGCCACGGGCTTTTCTCGCGACTATCTGTCAGCGGGCATGAAACAGGATTCTCACAACTACAAGATTTCTGTTTTGACCACATCGGCAGAATCCACCTGGACGCTAGGTGAGCTGGCAACGGCCAGCATGGAATCTCTGTCTGACACAAAGATTATCGCGGTTCGGATCGAACCTGATAACCTGGCCCGGCCTGCCAAGATCGGCCAATTGGATGTCTGGATCTTTGAATTCTCTCTCCGAGTCGAACTGTTCGACAATTAAGAAAGGGCACATGCGATGGCCATGAAGGGCAAACCGGTCACGTTCAAGAACGGGACCATCACACTGACTCCACTGGATCAAACCACAGGCACAGCCAACACGACTGCATCTATCAACCTGATCGCAAAATCTGGTTCGCTGGACGATAACGTCTCGGTTGCTGAGGCAAACGTGAACTGTGTTGGCAAGATCCGTGCTGCCGGTTCGCTGGATGTGAGTATTGAAGTCAATGCTTTTGTCTCGTCGGTTACAGGCACAGGCAACGCCAACGGAACGGTTTTGCCGTTTAAAACTGGCGACTATCTGAACGCCAACCTGGTTGCAGGATCACTCAACTACGAGGGCGAATTCATGCTCGAATCGCTCAAGACTTCTTTGGATGCTGCCGACTTTGTCACGCTGGATTTATCGCTGAAAAACAACGGCGATCCACGCACGCGAGTTATCGGCATTGTGAACTGCGTTTAACCCCTGAGAGAGATTTTCTATGGTCTTTGATATTGATGACCTGATCGCTCGCAAATTCCAGTTCCGGCTCAACAGCCGGAGCTGGATACTTTCCGAGCTGACTGCTGGCGACCGTGCTGAAATTGGCAACGTGCTCAGAGGGATCGTTCCCAATCCACTGACTGACGCCAAAGACGCCTGTCGCGACCTGCCACCAGCCACAGCCAAAGAGATTTGGAAAGAAGCCAAACGCCAATACGCTTACTGGCCACCATTGCCAGAAAGTGAAGATGGTCAAGCCTATCTGTTCTCATCTCGTGAGGTTCAGCAAGCTGTTCTTTACCACGGACTGAAGCGCAATCAGACGGTCACTCAAGATGAGGTCAAGGCGCTGGTTGATTCCATCCCTTACCAAACAGCACTCATCAAACTGCTGATGTTCGCGATCACAGGCCGGGGCGCAGACGACCCAAAAGACAGCTCCTCGCAGGTGTGAACTGGCACGACCTGATGAGGCGGTTAGTTTTGGAAGGCCACATGAGATATCAGGACGTTCTAGAGCTAACACCTTGGCAAATCATGGTGTTGATGGTGGAGAAGCCTGACCTGACAGGCCAGTTGAGCAGGGACACCCTGGACGAATTGATAGATTCTGTGCCGGATGACTGGGAAGAGGTGCACTGATGGCGAACGTTGGAAACCTGTTTGTCAATATCGGTGCTGACACTGCGCTGCTTGGTCGCGGCCTAGAGAAAGCCAAGTCCATGCTGAAAGGCATGGGCGGGGCTGTCTCCAGTGGAGGCAAGGGACTGCTGGCCGGTGCCATCCTGGGTGGTGGAGCTGCTGTTGCGATGGCGGCAATCAATGCTGCCGGGGCGGCTGTGCGAGGGATCGGATCAGCAATCAGCGAATCATCCACACGTGGTGCCGATCTCAACGAGACACTCAGCAAGACAGGTGTCTTGATGGGCGATGCCACAGCCGATGCTGTGAAGTTTGCTTCGCAGTTGCAAAGCAGTGGCCAAGGTCAGATGAAGGACATTCTGGAGAGCATCACAGGCTCGGCGATGGCGATGAAGGGTCTTGGCACTGAGACCGGTAAGGCTATCGAAACAGCCAAGCAACTCGAAGCCAGAGTGGGTGATATTGCCAGCCAGGACAATATTGATCCGGCCAAGATTCGTGAGGATCTGCAATCAGCATTTGCTGGTGAATTCCAGGTCATGCGGAAATACAAGGTTTTCTTGGATGCCGAAAGCCTCAAGAAGACCGGACTGCCGATGGGTGAGGCAATCGCACAAGGCATCATGCAACAGACGCAACGAGCTAAAGGCGACTTTGCAAACACTCGGCTTTCGACTTCCAACATGCAACGGACCAACACCAACTCAATCGAAACCATGATGACCAAGTTTGGCCAGGCGATTCAACCTGTGACTCAGGCTTTTGCCTATCTGCAATCTGTCATTTTAAGTGCGATTGGTGGAGCAGGTTTTGAGGGGTTCACAGGCTTCATCGACCAGATGCGGAACACGATTATTGACATGGCTGATGGTCTTGCGGCGGCTGTCGTGGGCGTGATCATCCCGTTGGGCCAAGGCTTGATGACTGTTGGTGGATGGTTCATGTCGGTGCTCAGTTCCGTGGGCGGATTCTTTCGTGATGCGATTATCGGTTTTGGCGGATTTCAAGGGATCTTTGGCCGGATGGGTGTGGAGCTGGCGTATCGTTTAGCCCAAGGCATCGACCTGATCATGCAACCGTTTCGCTTCATCGCCAAGCAGTTGGGCATCAGCCTGGGCGAAGGCATGACCGGCATCGTTGCCTCTCTTGGCCAGCGCCGAGAGCAGATGGATCAAGAGGCTGGTGACAAGATTGCCGAAGCCAACGCCAAGCGTGACGCTGATAAGGCCGCGTTATCTGCGGCTCTTAAGCTGGACATCCCGACTGGCAAAGGTGCAATCGACGAGATGCCTGGGAAAGCCTTGCCTTCGGACAAGGGAAAAGACAAAGACAAAGGACCGCAGCGAACCGCATTTTCGGCACTGCTGAATAACGCACAAGGTGAAGACAGAAAACAAACCGATTTGCTTGGTCAGATTGCAGTGAACACAGATCTGAAGAATCTGAACGCCGACAATGCCAAAGCCAAGCTGATGGAGAATCCTGCGTTACCTAAGGAAGATCCTTCCAAAGCCAAGCTGATGGAGAATCCAGCCTTACCTAAGGAAGATCCTTCTAAAGCCAAGCTGATGGAGAATCCAGCCTTACCTAAGGAAGATCCTTCTAAGTCTAAGCTGATGGAGAATCCAGCCTTACCTAAGGAAGATCCTTCTAAAGCCAAGCTGATGGAGAATCCAGCCTTACCTAAGGAAGATCCTTCTAAGTCTAAGCTGATGGAGAATCCAGCCTTACATAAGGAAGATCCTTCTAAGTCTAAGCTGATGGAGAATCCAGCCTTACATAAGGAAGATCCTTCTAAAGCCGGTCTGGTCAATGCTGGATTCGCTCAGGAGGATCCAGCAAAGTCCAAGCTGATGAACAATCCCCTGTCGCCTCTGGAAGGGCCAGCAAACACATCAGCCAAGACCGCTCTCATGAACGGTAAAGGCTCTGAGACGACTGGCACACCGGCCACAGATGAAACCTTAAAGATGATTGCCCAGCTCATCGCCACAGCGCTTGGCGGAACCAGGACAGGTGCGATGGACATGGCCACAAAGAAACCCGGCCCAGACCGGTCCCCTCAACTGGTAGGAGCCTACTAAGATGATCTTCCCTGGCTGGACACCCGTGACCGACGGTTTTGGCTACACCGCTGAAGCAAATTCCGTGACCTACACAGGCCGTTGGATCGTCCCATGTACTGCGGCCAACCTGCAATTGGCTTTGACCCTGATCGACAGTAAAGACCGTTTTCTTGCACGCAAAACCGGTGGCCCAACGGCAAGCTATCCTTACAAAGCCAAGATTCAACAGACACTTCTTTCGGCACTCACAGCCCAAAAGATGTCGTTTAAAATTCTTGATAGCTACGCACCTAACACGCTCAACGCCAACGGCACATCTGTTGACCTCAACTCAGGAGTCAACACGTTAGAGAATGCCGATCTGGCCGAGGTCTCTGTAGAGTGGATGCAGGAACCTGAAAACACGTTGGGTCTGAACTGTTGCTGGGTGACCATGCAAGGCTCAGGCGAGTTTGTGGAGTTTGGCGAGAACAACACGGTCGCTGCCAAATACACGGCTGCCGGTATTGCTGGTGGAGCTGGAGCAGACTTTGCCAACGGCACCTTCGCACCACTCAACAAACCCATGCCCAGAGTCGATGCCAAGGACGTGATTCGCATCGAATTCCCGTGGGTGGATGCATCGCTTGTCAACCTGGCCAACATGACCAAGATGAGAGGATCAGTCAACCGCAAGGATATTTCCATTTGGGCGGCTGGAACTCTGCTTTACCTTGGGAGCGACAACGAATATTCAATGTCACCTCTCGGCTATCCAGGTTACAAGATCACCCACAACTTCGAGAGCAAGCCACAAGACTGGAACTTGATCGACGCCCCTACCGATGTTCGACCATCGGAATCCATCCGAGCCAAATACCCGGGCGCTACATCAGAGCTGATGGCCTGGTCAACGATGGCTCCTGTGATCACGAACGGAGTGGCCCAAACCTCTGGGCCAAAGAACTCACACGTATTCCGCAGCTACAACTATCAGGATTATACAAGCACCCTCTTCTATTACGGCATTCTCTCGACCGCTCCAAAACCACCTGTTTCGATCGCCGTCTAAGGAGGCTCTGGTATGGCAGCACTTAACCGACCATTCACCGGACGTGGCTTCATTGCAGGCAACGGAAACCGAGTCAACTATTCATGGTGTGCGGTAGGAACTGGACCATCTGACGCCAATCCTCTTATCATGGAGCATGGCTCCATATCGGCCACAGAGTCATCCAGCATCACCACTATCGGCACCACAGCTTACAACGGCTTCACAGACAGCTATTCTGGACCCACCACAATCTCAGGCACCGTGGATGGATTTGTTACAGCCAGCGACACCGACCACACAACCGACCCTGCCAGCGTGCGGGCAGGCTCAAAGATGTATCTGATCATCACGGCGGGTTCATGGACGTATGAAGGCTACATTCTGATATCCAATTTCAATATCTCTGTGAACTCAACCGAGATGGCATCGGTTCAATTCGGGTATACTTTCAAGACAGTGCCGGTCAAACGAACGCTTGGTTTCTACCGTGGAGGAGCCTGTAACAAGCCATGAATGACGCAAGACCAAAGCAGGAACTTGTTCGCGATTTAGATATTCGCCTGACTGCGCAAGACTCCTCGACTCCCCGTAAATACTCTTGGGTTCAAGTTTACCGGGACTCCACAGGCAAATGGAATAATTTGACGACATCTGGGAATATCACTTACGATCCAGCCTATGAGTACAATGATGGCAATGTCACCATCGGCATGATTCGACCAGCTCACAGAGATACAAGAACCGGTCAGGTGCTTTTTTTTTAGCCTTAAATCAGCAACCTGCCGGATGCTACGTTTATTTTTATGGTTATACTGGCACAACAATTACTGCCACAACCACAAATATCACTATGAACAGGATGATGGAGCAAGTCGAGCATCAGTGGGCAATCTACAATTATCCTAGTAGCTTTTCCCCAAAACTGTTTATTGAGTACGATTGCTACGCTAAAAGATGGAGAATCTGGGATTTTCATGCAACAGCATCGGCAAGCATTGCGCCATTCGGATTTTTACGCATAGGGCCGACAAACAGTTTATCAAGTAATATTACGTGGATGTCTCCTGCATGGAAAAACGAGGGCGAAACAGGAATTGCTTATGACGGAACAGCAACTTTCTATTATACAAACCCTCCTTTTTCAAATTCCGAGGTCGGTCAATTAGCGACTGGAACTATAGGAGGCTGGTACTGTGAAGTCCAAAAAACATGCTCTTTCTCGCCACAGTTTCCCGCTGCATTGACGGGCGGCACAACGTACACATGGACTGACTCGCTAGTTGCATCCAACATCACCGGCGACAATCGTTTGACTGCTTACGGGCAATTCTTGCGATCTACAAACTACTCATTTCAAGCGGTAAAGCCTTTCACTTTGCCCACCTCAAACGGCACAGCGAATCTTTCTGTTTACAATCAGGCAAACTCAACTTTCCAGTGGATCGACTCGACAGGCAACACCGTTACTGAGACAGGTTTGACGGTCAATTACAATTGGTCCATCACTCCGGTTAACTCGACGGTATCGCATTACACATCCAACGGGATACTGGCAAACGGTCCAGCAAATTCGCCTGGCATCACGTTTTACCAGGACGGAGATTTCGTTGTTCCGATTGCAAATCAAACCAGATCCACCAACCTGACTTTAACTTTCAGTTCCGTGCCGAACGTGACCACGTCTGGGACTGCCTGTTTGACCACAAGGAACGTGACCAGGGCATTCCCAGTTCACAAGGTGATCAAGGCGACTTTCATTTCCAATTCGGTGGTTGGAGCCTTACCGTCAAATCTTCCAAATGTCCCTGTTGCGGTGCAAAATGCAAACGGAACATACTTCTATATTTATCGCACTGGCCAAACCACCTCGGCTGCATCGAACATGACCCTGGGCGGATATTACTGGCCAGTCCCTTCGCAATATCAAGTGGTGAATTCAAGTAAACAAAGCCATGCTCGCAGGCTGTTTACTGTGACGAGTTCCAGCGTATCGGCCAACACCACTGCAAACGGTGTGGCTTATCAAGTCTCCTTCAGTCACAATTTTGCAAGCACAATTGATATTCAGGGTTCAGGGACAACGCTCTACCAGTTCACATCAAACCTCTCGTCAACCCTGCCATACACTCAAGGCGCTAAAGCAAACATCACCCTGACAACTGCGTACCCAGGCGGCGGAACTTACCAGACTTTAGACTTGGGTACACTCGAACTCGAAGTGCTTGAAGTTTAACTCATCCTGTAGAAAGGGCCAATCATGCCAACAATCTCGACCGGAACCTCGACCGCAAACGCGACCATTCCAAGTATGCAGATCACACTAAACGACCATATCACGGTGTCTTCGCAAAAGGCGGCTGCTGGTGGAAGTCTGTTGATCTCTTCCGCTCAGATCGACGATGTTTATTCCACGGCTAATTCCGTTGATAGCGGATACGCCACCCACCTGATCGACGGTTCAATCACGGCGAACGGAACCGCCTTTACTTTTGGCAACAGCACCACCTCTTTGGGCGACACCATCACGCCTGTGACACTCAGGTACTTGCGAGTTTCAAACGACCAGACGAATGCGTCAATTGTACTGACTTCAAATATCACCGGATTTCCAGTCGCAAATATTACTCCCGGCGGGCATATCAAATGGTTTGCCAATGCAACCGGCTTGACGATCCCAGCTAACGGCACCATCACCGCAACAGGTGCCAACACCACCCAAACCCTTAGAGTCACGATGCTGGTAAACTAATAACAAATTTAAATAGCCCGCAACCCACACCTCGTAAACCGCGGGCCAATCGTAAGACTTAACTGAAGAAGCGTGTCCAGAGCGATCCGGGCGACCCCCTTGTTTGCTGATCACTGGTGGGCGAACATACCCGCCAACAATCCCGCTCTGGCCTTCGCCAGTTGTGTGAGATTGAATTATAGCGGGCATGCGCCAAATTTACCTTGAATTACTCTGGCGCTTCACGTATCCACCGCCGGACTTGCTCGGAATCCATCACGCCGTTCTTCTTCGCCACCCTGCTGATTTTTGCACGGTCTGCCGCTGAGAGCGAGAAGACGAACCGGATGGCTCGCCCCGGCGCTTCATCAACCTTGTAAACACGCTCGGCCCTTTGCGTCTTCTCGACCTTAGGTCGCCCCCTGCCTCGTTTGACAGGCTCTGTTGAATCCATTGTTGCTCTTCAGGCTGTTGGGCAACAGTCAAACCGAAGCCCATGAAATTTAGTGATATTGTCCATCCGGCCATGATGTTGCCCTCCTTGGCAATCGTTAAATTTACTTGGCAAACGCCTTAAGATTTACAATTGTGTTTCGGTTCCAGTCGCATGGCTCGCCGCTGTTTCCATCCCAAGCCCATGTACTGCCATCCACTGTCCCAGTATATTGATCAAGGTCACCTAAGAATTCGATTGCCTCGTTGATGTCGCAATATTCTTCGGCATCTTCCGTATCTGTATCGTGGATCAATTCCTTGCCAGCCGGATGGCCGTGACTGACAAACCAGATTGAATCAACTTCGCTTGCGTTCCAGAATTCCAAAAGGCTGACTTGTTGTTGCGTTTGCATCTGACTGACTCCTGTTAGTGGTCTTGGTTTTGTTTCTGCCTTACACTTATGAATATATCGCACTTTGATATCACAGTCAAGAATATTTATACAAGATTCCGAAAATAATTTTCCACCCTTCACAAGCCCTTACCTAAACTACCCCCCCCCCCCCCCTTGAATTATGTTGCGTAGGTTACCAATCATCCGAGTTTCTCCGCAACTTCAATTACAAGCTCCAAATCCTTCTCCGCATAGACTTGCGTAACATCCGCATGTTGATGCCCCAAAGCGACCTGGGCGGCATGCAGGCCTATCTCTGATCTGACTCGTGTGGCAAACGAGTGACGGATTCGGTTTGGCGACCACCTTGGCAAGCCAGCCGCTTCCGCAGCATCACCAACACGCTTCCCAAAGCTGGACGCTTTGTAGGCATCGCCAGCGATCTTAGCAGGCTTGGCAACGGTACGATTAGTCTGAGAAGGCTGAACTGGTGTCTTCCGGTTCGCTCGCAAAATTGCTCGCCTCTCCTCTTCAGCCTGGGCGGGTGAAAAGATCGGCACATCTGGTGGTCGATCAATCCATTCGAGAAGCACTTCCTGCGCCTGCTTACCGATCCCAATATGTCGTTCGATGTCGCGATACTCTGTTTTGTGTTTGTTGGGCGAATAGATCCAGACCGGCTTAGATCGGTCGATATCCTGCCAGGTGATCAGCACCACTTCACCTGGTCTCATGCCGGTGTGCCACATCAGCAGGACCATCGACCAAACCTGTCTGGAGACATGTGGTTTAATTGCAACAACATGCTCCCAGCAGACTGGCTTGACCCGCTCCGGCTCACGAGCTGCGGACCTTCGCTTTTTCAACTTCTCCAACGCCCTCAGAGCGTCCCAAGACGATGCGGGTATTCGCTCAGTGGCAACGCCCCACCGAAAGCACCTGACAACGTAGCGCTGATACTTGGTGATCACGCCACGTGTTAGAGGTGTGCCGGAGTTGCCCTTGAGGATCCACATATCTCTGACAGCAGTCATCTGAGGTGCTCGGAAGTCCTTTGCAGGGATGCCACCAAACAGAGCCACAACACCACGAAGCGCCAGTTCATGGTTGCGTGGTTCTGTGGATTCGGAGTCGTGCTGAGTTTTGACCCACTTTAAAAACCCGTCCACGAGTTCTTTGGTAGATACCAAACTATCCTTTTCAAGTTTGATTTTCCCAGTTGCAAAGAAGAGCGCCAGAGTTTGCTGGTAGGCGGCAAGGCTTTCAGGCGTGCCATGTTTGCCAAGGTAGACAGTCACATCACCCCAGCAAGTGCGAGCACTGCCGGTTTTCTTGTGTAACATGTAACTTGGTATGGAGTTGCGTTTGCGTCCCATGAGTTCAAAGAATTCGCTAGAATGGTAGTCTACCATTTTATTCCTTCTGTTTTCGGTTGGTTACCAAAGAGGCAGAGGGAATATAACATACTATTTTCAAAAGGCTTGGGAAAAATGCCCCCTGATGGACTCGAACCATCAACCCGCTGATTAAGAGAATCGCGAGTGGCCTATTTTAAGGCATTCAGGACTGATTTCTACCATTTTATCGGATCACCTGCCGAAGCGGTGCTTAGTTTGCAGAGGCAGTCTTTACGAACTTCTTGAGGGCAGCGGAGTTGTTTTCAATCTCTTCTGCCCAAGTCTCTTTACCTTTGGCCCAGAAACCTGCGATAAGCCCTTGAAGGAATTCGCGTTCGGTGAACGTCATTCCTGATGGCTTTAGCTCAGACATCTCTGCCCAGCCAACAACCTGCTTCAATGCACCATGAATTTGCTCTGGTGCAGCAAATCCGATCTTGCGTTGTTCTGAGGTTATCTTGGCATTAGCAACTCTCATATAGTTACCTTCTTTCGGTTGCGGCAACATTGCCACATTCATACTAGTGCATTAGGTAACACAAATCAATCTATCTTTTCCCATGTTGTCGTAGGTAAACTTGACGGTAACTAGTATCCTTGTTATATTGTGCATGTCCGGTAACTAGTCACCTAAAGGATGAAGTATGAGCAAGAAAAAACGCCTTGTGGTCAACGTCTCGGAAAAGGTTAGCGAAGCAATCTGGAAGATGCACTGCGACCAGAAGATCTCTCAATCAAGAATTGTCGAACGGATTCTGGAATCAAATCTTGAGGTTATTGGCGATCCGGTAACGGTTTCGGGAAGTGAAAGGTTTGCCATGGTGAACCAGTCATGACGCAACAAAAACTGACTTGGGAACTGCCCCTTGGCATCGTCCGTGGCCAGCTCGATGAGCCTGGCCCGCGGTTTATTGACCCTTACGAAAAAGAAGAGCGAGAAGCGATTCAGGCTCTCTCAAAATTAGAGAAAGGCTGAATCCATGTCGTGGCCAGATTACTTTGACGCCTGCGCTCGCAACGATCTGTTTGCAGCGTTCGAGGCGCTCGTGTCTATTGGCGTGCTTCCAGTCGTCAACGGTGAAGACAAGCACGGCAAGATTAAACGCCCGATGGCCAACAAGGATGAGCCATGGCAGCATGTTACAACCGATCAGTGGCGACAGCGATTGATCGGATATCTTCAGAATGGAGTGCCTGTCGGGATTGGGTGCAAGCCTGTTGGTCATGTCGTATTCGACATCGACCCATACAACAAGGACACCAAGTTTCTTCCAGATGCTTGGAAGGAGTCCGCCCAACTTCTGTTCGGTTCTGACGACTGGCCAGAAACTCTGATCGTCAAAACGGAGGGTGGTTGCCATGTCTGGTTTCAGGTAACCGATTCTATCCTTCAGGCATGGGGGCGCTTAGGCAAAAAATCCATCGAACTTCCATCGAAAGGGAAGATCGAAATATTTGTTGGCCTGCCTGACGCTGGGAGTCAGGTGGCCTGTGCTCCGAGCGATGGGAAACGGGTTTCAATTCCGATGGCACCAATTGCCCTGCCTGAATCCGCAGAGCAGGCGATCCTACAGGCAATCACTCGACCCGAGAAACCAAAGGTCGATTTTCCGCCTGTGGTCGGAAATGTTTCCAGTGATTTTGAGTGGGCCAAAATGGTGCTCGCTAAAGGATATCTGGACACTCAACTTGGAGACTACGACAAATGGCTTGCGGTAGGCATGGCACTCACTCACAAGTTCGGTGAGGACGGGGCTGAACTCTGGGAAGAATGGTCAGCTCGTCATGAAAAGCATATTGATGGAGAGTGTTCCATCAAAGTCAGGTCCTTCAAACGAACCGATGGCGATAAGCAAATCAGGTTTGGGAGTCTGATCCAGATCGCCAAGGCCAACGGAGCAGCTCCGCCACAACTATCAGCCGAGCCTTTACCAGTGGAATTCTTTGAAGGGATTGGAGAAGCTGCCAACACTGCTGACATTCGCAGTCTCATGAAGGATCGTGAATGGTTGTGGGGAAATAAGGAACAGAATGTCGGCTGGTTTATCCAGCGAGGTCTTCACCTGGTCGAAGGCAAAGAAGGGACTGGCAAGACGCGATGGATCATGGATCTTGCTCGAAGATGGTCTCTTGATATGAGATGGCCAGACGGGTCCAAGACGGAAATGGACCCTGACGCAAAAGTCCTGTTTGTCGCTTCCGATTCGCACTGGGATCAGATCGCCATGACTGCGGAGGCATTTGGAATGCCTGACGAAAACGTGATCTTTACAGGTCCGCAAAACGACCCTTACAACTTCACCAATATTGATGACCCATCAACACTGGCCATGATTCGTCACTGGTGTACCAGGTACAAGGTCGGCATGGTCGTGATAGATACTCTCATGGCCGCATCATCGCGACCGTTGGTCGATCCGCAGGAAGTCGCACAGATAGCTAAACCGCTTCGTGAACTGGCCAGAGATTTGAATGTTGTGGTAGTCATGATCGGACACCTGAACAGCCAGGGCGAAACTTGGGGACGTGCCATGGGGCGGACTTGCGATCACGTTATCAGAATGGAAGCCGATGAAGCCGACGAGCAAAACATTACAATCCGATCGGTGAAGGCTAGATGGAATCGTTTTGCACTTCCAGCCATCCAAGGACGTCAGGGTGAATGTGGCTGGGAGTATACCTGCCCTAATTCGGATATCGGTGATGCGAAGTTAAAGACCGCTTCAGGCCGTGCTAAAGATGCCGTCTTGGCATACCTCAAGAATTACGGCTCTACGGAGCCTACGAAAAAGACCATCGTCGATGCTGTGGTTGAGAAAGGCCACAACGACAAAACGACATATCGGGCGATTGACGAACTTATTGTGGATGGCTTGGTTATCAAATACATGAAGCCCACCTTCTCTGGGAAAGAGATTCCGGTCTTTACGATTGCCCCTGAGAATGATCAGTTCTGAGGTCGTTCTCAGGACAATTCTCAGCGGGGTATATATATACCCCTGCTGAATTGAGAATTCGCACTGAGAAACGTTTGAGAAAAGTTGAGAATCTTACTTAGTAAAGACTTACGAAAAACCTGAGAATTCTTAGGTACGGTTGAGAATGGCATGAGAAAAGGGGCCTTGAGAAGAGTTGAGAAAACTAGTTTCCGAGAATATTTTTCGACTTTTCTGACTTGGCTATTGACGGTAACTAGTATCCTAGTTATATTCACTTCAGATGACTAAGGTAACTAGTCACCTACTTACCCAACAACTCTTTGCTGGAGTCACCGCAATGAACGTCTTACTTGATCAAGATCTATCTGCTGACCATCAGACCCGTCTTCGTGACGGGCTGAGGGATTATGACAACCACCAGGTGGAGGAAGAACGCATGGCCAACGAACTGTCTGAACGGTTTAGGCTTGATCGTCAGTCACGTGAAGAGAACCGAGCACGATGGTTGGACCTGAACTATCAGGACCTGCAAGCCATCAACAACCTACTCGACCGTCCTCAGACAACGATCGAAGAAGCCAGAGTTCTGCTTTCACAAGCCATGATCAGTTGTTCAAAGGTGCGTAGCCTGGCCATGGGAGACGACCGATGACTAAGGCCGAATTCATGCTGCATAACAACCAGTTCAGCAGAGGAGAAAGGATGACCGGTCTCGCCTGTCGCGAAACGATCACCCGTCTCGCCTGCCGTGTGCAGTTGTTGGAGCTTCAACTTCAATCGCTCATTTGGGCGGCTTACATACCGTTCAACATGACAACGTTCTTTCTGGATTACCCAACAGATCATCGTGTTTTAGGAAACGAGCTGAAATCAGCGGAAGCACTTTTAGGGGACAAGTCATGAACTTTTGCGACATCGACAGTCACACTCAGCAGATCAACCACATTGACCGGTTGACACGCGAGAACGCCAAGCTGCGGGACCAACTTCAAACACTTGTCTACGCAGCTTCCTATCCGCTTCATGACGACGATTATCAGTGGCATTCGGCCACTGCGCATCGAATTTTAGCAGACGAAATCAACGCCTCTAAAGCATTACTGGAGTCAATCTAATGTCCATTGATACTGACTGCGTCAAAGCCGAGCTGCGGGACATCGTTGCCCGCACTTGGGAGCAGCAAAAGCTGATCAACCGTGTTATGGCAAAACGGTTGGAGCGATCACAGGAGACCATCGACGACTCTCGCTGGATCCTGAAATTTATCACGCTTGCCGAAGCTGGCCAAAAGCTCGACTGGATCGAGTCTGAATTGAGCTGGCTTGAAGAAGACGGTTTACCTACCGTCCGCAAGCACCTTGTCGAACACGCTATTCGCACCGCTAAAGCTGCGATAGCAAACAGAGCACCGTCATTGGTGTGACTCTCCAGCACCCTGGGCCGGTTAGTCATACCGGCCCAGGTGAGTTCTAAAAGTCTTCAACAGTTTTCAAAAGTCTTCAAAAGTATTCAAAAGGACCTGACAGATGAGCACAGCAACCAAGACCGAATCCGTATACGGACACAAGACCTGGACGCCACAAGGTATCCTAAGCTACCCAAATCTCTTTGAGCCAAAAGCCAACGAGATCAAGCAAAACAGGCTGTTTTATTCGGCCAATATTTTGCTGCTTAAGTCTGAGATGCCAGATGAACTGATTGCTGAAATGCAACGGATCTCTGAAATAGCTTTTGGACAACAGTTGCGAAAGCTGACAACGCACACAAATTGTGCCATCAAAGATGGCGATCAGATGGTGGATAAAGATGGCGTCAAGAAAACCGGCCATGCTGAAACTGGTTGTTTGGTAATATCGGCTAGCACAGGCGAATCAAAGCCACCTATGGTGATTGACAGGCACGGCAGACCGATTACAAACCGGAATGAGATCTACGGCGGCTGTATCGGTCAGTTACTTGTGACACCTGCCACATACAAGGTCACCAAAAACTTTGGTGTCAGTCTTTACTTGGTTGCCTTCATGAAACTTGCCGATGGTGAATCGTTTGGCGGGTCCACAGGTTTTAATCCTTTATCGGACCTTCCCAAATCTGTGGAGATTGCACCACACCTGAGAGGCCGGATGCAAGTTCGGCCAGGTGGTGGAGTGACTGAGACGGATGCGGAT